ATGACGCAAAAAAACGACTGATGAAAAGCGAAAAACATTATCACATTGAGGAGGATTGTTATTATACTTTTTCTATTTTTTTTTATGTTAAGTCGGCATTTAAAAATGGAAAAGGTGTAATAATTGATTGTATCTTTATTTTTGTATAATTGTTAATTTCTGAGAATCTACATAAATTTGTTCTGTATATAATTGTTTAAGTTTTTGAAAGTCTTCAGGTGTTAGTTGTTGTTCTGCTTTCTTTAATATATCACTTTTATTATTAACATATCTTTTATATTTTTTAGTTTCAGTAGATAAAAATCCGAAAGGTGTATTTAAAATTTCAATATCATTATCAATCATAAATGCTTTAATTTTGCCTTCTAAATCGCCAATAGCATTTCGGCGATTTTTTATAGCAATTTGTAAAGCTTTTAATTCTCCTTTTTTTTTTATATAGTTTTTAACAATAGTTCTATATTCTTTTAAAATGGCATTTGCAGATTGGCTAACACAATCTTCGTTATCATCTAATCCATTATTTAAAATTTGGTTTTCGATATCAGATGGTGATTGTTCTTTTTGATGTTGATTAATCATCTTATTCATAGCATCTTGTAAGTTATTTTGTGGGTTTAATTGTTGTTGTTGAACTTGTGGTTGAACTTGTGGTTGATTTTGCATTTTTAATTCTAATAACTGACGAGAGAAATCTTGTTCCATGATAATATTTATATATATTATTAACTTATTATATGTAAAAAGAGAATAGTTATATAATATTAAATAATTATTGTTTAAATAGATATTCGGATTTTCTGAATTTCTGAAAATCCGAAATTGATATTGATATAAACAATATTCGCATATATATTTTATATAGATAATTTATTATATATTACACAAAAATGAGACCATATAAACGACAAGCAATAGAAGAAAAAAATGAAATTAATGATACAAATATTATAGATTATCAGCCGCTATTTGCTCCTAATTATCTATTACATCATTATCCTTTATCAAATAATGATATAAATTTTATAGCACAATCGCGTTTAACTATAAAAAATATAATAGATGGAATAGATAAAAGAAAATTAGTAATAATTGGCCCATGTTCTATTCATGATTATGATAGTGCATTATTTTATTCAAAACATATTCAAAACTTTCAAAAAAAATATAATGATAAACTATTTTTTATAATGAGAACATATCCAGAAAAACCAAGAACATCAAATGGATGGAAAGGATTAATCAATGACCCAAATCTCAATGGAACATATGATATAAACACTGGATTAACATTAACAAGACAACTATATTTACAATTAACAAAAAATAAGATTCCAGTTGCATGTGAATTTCTTGAAACAATTTCAGCACAATATTTGGCAGATTTAGTTTCATGGGGTGCGATAGGAGCAAGAACTACAGAATCACAGATACATAGACAAATGGCTTCAGGATTAAGTTGCCCGATTGGATTTAAAAATGCTACATCAGGTTCAATAACAACTGCATATAATGCGATTAAATTTGCTAAAAGTCCTCAATCATTTTTAGGGATTAATATGAATGGTTCTCCATCAATTGTTAAAACAACAGGCAATATGCATAGTCATTTGATATTACGAGGTAATAGTGATGGGCCAAACTATGATTTTAACTTTGTTTCTAAATTAAATCAAAGAACTATTATAGATTGTAGTCATGAAAATAGTGGTAAAAGTTGGAAGAAGCAAATAGATGTAATTAATTATATAGCTCAAATGATGAAAGTTAATTCAGAGTATAAGGAAAAAGTTATAGGCATAATGGTGGAATCTTATATAAATGATGGAAATCAAAAATTAGAGAATAGTGATGGTTCATATAAAGATAAGAATGAATTAAAATATGGTATATCAATAACAGATGAATGCATTGGTATAAAACAAACAAAAGAAGTTATACATAATATATATAAATGTTTGTAAAAAAAATATGTTTTTATATTATAATAAAATATATTTTATTATAATAAAATAATTTACACAGTGTAATAACTATGGATAAATTTGAAGACATTCAAAATCGTAATTATACAATAGTATTAGTAGTAAATATTTTTATAATAATACTTTATATATTATTATTTTATATAATAATAAGTAACAATGTATTTAGCAAACAAAAAAATTATAGTCAAATATTTTTAATTATGCTAATATTAGTATTAATGTCAGGTGTATTATCTATGATATTATCTTATTATTTAACAAAATTTACAACAACAATTACTATAAAAGATAAAATGACTCCAATGTACGGAAAAGAAAGTATATATCGTATAGTAGATTCAAATAATAATATATTTGAGATAAAAGATAATTTATTGACATGGGATTTTAATAGCGCAAATGATTATGTTAGTATAAAAGTTGGTAAAACATATAAAGTATCAGGATACGGTGCAAGAATTCAAATATTAAGTCAATTTCCTAAATTAAATACATTTGAAGAAGTTTAAAAAAAAAATGCTTAATATTATGTAATTACTAAATACCTTTGCCATTTTTTGGCAATACCGATCCCTTATTGACCAATCAAATGACCTTAGAATTTAGTCGAGAAGAATCAAATAGAGTTGCTCAGGAGTTTTTGGATGATAAAGCAAACTTATTATCTGGCAGAAATGGTTTTGTGCGTAGTGGACTTGAGCAAGGACTTATTTTCGCGTTTCGAAGACCCCACAACTCAACACTTAAAAACGAATATAGACAACTATGCTTTTTCCAAGCAGAAAATAATTCAGAAGTAGAAGTTAATCTTTTTGGAGGACAACATGATGGTAGTAATAATACAGTATGTGAATGGTGTATCGCGACTTTAGATATTGAAAATCCGAATGAACTATTATTACAACTATTAGTAGAGTATAAATATTTGAATTTAGATTCTTATAATAAACCGCCATAATGTAGTATTAGATGTTGTTGTAGTATCTTCAATATTGCAATTCATAAAATGATATATATAATTTTTTTTGATAGTAAATTAATTATAAAAAAAATTATAGACTTTATTGATATATTATATTTTTACACGGTTTAATTAATTAGCCAATTATTTTTGCAATAAGTGCATATATAAATATGCTTCATATTATTATGATTATATCTAATAAATATTACATCATTATCTTTATCTTTAGGTTTATTGCAATCGCTATTAGGGCAAGGAATATTAATATGAGGTAATGTTGGGTCATATTGTAAATTAGGGTTTAAATAAGCTGAATATTCTAATGCATCAATATTTTCGTCTTTATCTAAAATAGTAATAATTTCATTTTCTTCATCAATATTTCTGACATAATTACAACATTTACAGTAAAAATGAGGGTGCTTTTGTTCATTCACTTTAATATAAAGCATATTATCGCACATATCGCAAAATTTAATATTAATTTGTGATGTCATGATAAATATAAATAATAAAAAGCTATTATATTATAATAATATAAGATATATTTATATAGATAATAAAATGGCATTTTTTTGGAAGAGTTCATTCTGAATGTATTTAACATCGAATCTTTATATAGGAAATCTTGCTTAAATTCTCTATATAATAGCAATAAATAATATAATAATATATTTTCATATATTTATTATAAAAAATTGATATTTGATTAAGATTGCTATTAATTATAGATTGGTGATTTATAGAGAATTTAAGCAAAAAATTGTATAATATGCGATTCGGATTTTCAGAAATTCTGAAAATCCGAATTTTCTATAAAAATTCCATATATACATAATTAAGTTATAAGATAAAATCAAAAAATAATACTAAACTTCTTTTTTATAACAACAATCATTTATTTCAAATTCTTCTTTACAATATCCACATTGATTATTTGATATATGAAAATAATAGTAAGACATAAAACATTCATAACATATTTTATGTTTACATGGTAAATATATACTATATTTAATTTTATCTTTTTCATCCAGACACATATAGCAATCTTCATTATATGCATTATTATCAGTATCTTGTTTTTTTAATTTAGATTTTTCTAAGAATTCGTCATATTTTTTATCAGCATATAATTGATTAATTGTATCTTTAATATAGCATTTATTGATAGTTGCATTTTCTAATTCTATGATAAATTTGCCATCTTTTAGTTTATCTAAGTCTAATAAATCAAGGACTAATGGTAAATTATTTGTTTTACATGCATATTTAAATATTGAATTATTTTGTGCATATATATTAACTTTGTCATCAAATGATAATATATATTTGATAATATCAATATGATTATATTGATATGCTGTTATTAATGGTAATTCGTTATTATAATGTATATTAGCGCCATATTTAATTATAGTTTTAACATTATCTAATAATCCTAATTTACATGACATAACTAATTGGTCATTTAATTGTGTATTAACTAAATTAGCATATTCAGCATATTCTGGTGCTAAATTATCTATATTAAATATATTATCATTTATTATATTTTCATTATTGTTATCATTATTATTATTTACAAAATGAAAATGTAATGGTCTAAATAGAATAGCATTCATATTAAAGTTTTGATTAAATATATCAGTATATGTATATAAATATATATAAGCAAACATTATTACTCTAATAATAAGCATACATTTATTATACCATTCCATATTAATTTTAATAATCCAATAGAAAAATACGATAAATAATAAAAATATAGCAATGACATTTACATCATCAATAAATTCTTGTTTTATATCTATGACTTCATAATTATATAATAAATTAAATATTAGTAAGCAAGTCCCAATAGCTGCTATACTATATAGAAAATATAAGTCTTTTTTGACTTCTAATATATATTCATATTTATTTAACATTATATTTTACACCTTTATGAAATTTAAATGCCGACTTTTATTTTTCTATATAAACATAAATTAAACTTATTATATATATATTATATTTTTTTTTATATATATATTTTTATTATGGATTTAGAAATTCAAGATTTACAAAAACAATTAGCTGAAAAAGCATAAGAAAGTATAAAAAAATTATTTCTGAATCACTTATATTATTGTAATAAAATATTTAAATAATTATTATTATATTATCAATAATAATAACCATAATAATTCATATACGTCATCATCGGTAATAGTATCAATATACATAATAATCAACTTAATTTTTATATATAAAGGTGTATATAAAAATACTAAAAATAAGCATTTTTTTTTACTATGAAAAATATTTAAATATTTTTTTTTATTATATTATTTTTTGAAATTATTTATACATATACAATATACAAGTATAACACGTTTTATGCGTATATTTAATAATTATTAATTATACCTCTTTCAATTTCAAGTTCAACAAAGAAATCTTTATTACCAAAATTAACAATTGAACCATAAAAATCTAATAAACGAATATTAAATTTATCAATATGTATACCTTCTTCAAATTTAATAGATGGTATATTTGTATCTTTGTCAGACGAAGCATCATTAATAATAAATGATACAGCTTTATTTCTATCAGACATATCATTTACTTTAATAGATTTATCATAATCAAATATATCATAATTATTATAGTTATTAATAGATAAGTATATATATGGGTTCTTTTCTAATGATAAAGATTTATTACTTTTAAATGAAAATGTATTTTTCATACCAGTATATAATTTATCTGAATTAAATCCAATAACATTTCCAAGTGAATTTCCTAAAATATTAAGTATTGTTTTGCTATCTAATGTATTTACATGATTTTCATCTACATTATTACTAAATTTAAAGAAATAGTAAAATTTATTATTTGTGTTTTGGTCTAATATAGTTTTGTTTATATATGTTGTAAAATTATATTCATTTATTTTTAATAAAATATAAAGACGTGTTAAGTTAATCTCATAAGATGTTACAGTGTTACTATCATCTTTTATTGGTGTAATAAATTGATTCGCTTTATTTAGTGAGGTTGTTTCTCCACCAGTAAAATTTTGCTCATTAATTAAATATTTTATATAATTAAATAATAATACATAAAAATATTTTTTACTATTTCCATCTTGAATTAACACATTACGTGATTTTGAAAAATCGTCATCACTTAATAAATTATTACCATTTAGTATTTCTAAGTCTTGTTCAGCAATTTCATAATCATCACTCCCATCAGTAAAATATAATTTACTTTTATATGTATAATTGATAATATATTGGTCACTAATTAATTTATATATATGCCATAATAATTCATGTTTTAAATTATCATTATTTTTCATATAAGATTTACGAGTAATAACTTGATTTTCATCATAATAAGTTTCAAATTTTCTATTCAGACTATTTCCATCTACTTCAATAACATGTTTTTTATCAGATTTATCAGAATTATTTGAATCCATAATATATAATTTCATTTTACCCATAAAAACATCTTTTTCATTATATTCGTCATCTGATATATGTGATAAAAATTGTCCTTTTTCATTATCTAAGCATGGGATATTATTAAATTCAAAACGATTTAATTCCTTGTTATATTTAACTGCTTCAAAGCGGTTTGTCATTGTTCTAACATATCCTTGTAAATAATTCGCAAGTGAGTGTAATGAATAATTAGCAATTGGAATTTTAACTTCTTTATAACATAAATTATGGCTATCAAAATTAGCATTATTATGATTAAGATTAAATAATTCAGTATGAACACCTATATCTCCTTGTTTAAAACTGCTTGAATATATTCTAAATACATTATTATTATCATTAATTAAATATTGACTATTGAAATCAATATTATGACTTAATAATGTGAGTTTATTAACATATTTCAATGGTTGCTTATCTTTAAATTCATATGTAAAATTAGTGGATGATGCTGATGTTGAAATTCTATTACGAGAATCAATAAAAATACGTTCAACTTTTGAAGAACCATCAAAATTTTGCGAATATAGATTTTCTTGTGTATTATCTTTATATACACCTGAATAATTATCTTCCATATTATAATATGGGTCATATTGATTAGCATCATTATAATCTGAATTCATTAGTAAATTATATTTATTCATAAGAACAATATATAATTCATTTAATGAATTAAAATATGTTTGTGCAGATGTATATGCTTTATATGTTGTATTATAATACTCTGTGCGACCATTAACTTCATTAATAAGTCCAGTAATAGTAATATTAGAAAGATTATCAATTTCATTTGAAAGATTAGTTAAATTTATCTTTTCTTTTTTATAATATACTAGATTATTAAGATTTTGAGTATAAATATCATGGAAAAACTTTGCATAATCATCAGAAAATGGTTCGTAATCATCATCATTTTTATATATAGAAATTAAATCCTTTAATAAATTTATTAATAATTCTTGAGTTGTAACATTTTTATCATTAAATAATTGTTCTTTATTAATTTTAATTTTTAATTCATTAGTATCATATAAAACACAACCATTTAGATGATCAAAATCGTCAATAACATCACCTAAACTAAATTTGTCTTTTAAATAAGTTAATAACTTGGTATTTTCTGGGTCTTTGATATATTGTAAAGCACTATTTTCATCATCGTTTACTACACCTTGTGCTTTTATGGTAATCATAATATTATCATAATTATAATCGCCATCATTATTAATTATATTGTGATCATCTTTTTTTTCAAAGAAAAAATTTTGTATATCATGTATATCAGACAATGATTCATCTACACCATCATGGAAAAATTCTTCAAATTGTGTTCCTAATTGTTCTTGTAAACTTGTAATTTTATTATCTGTATTTTGGAAAGTACTATTTAAGTCATTTGTATTTTTAAGTAAATTTTCTTGTTTTAGTAGTAAATCTTTTTTTTTTACATCTAATACTTGTTTCATTTCGTTTAAATCATTTGATGCGTCTTTTTCATTTTGTTCTTTTTGATTTAAATCATTTTTTGCGATTTCCATTTTGTTAATTATATCATCAATATAAGATTGATTTAAATATTTATCATCATTATGGTTATTATTTAAATCATCTAAAACTTCATGTGTAAGCACTAAATCATCTCCAGACATTATAAAATATAAATAATTTTATATATATGATTGTTTTTATTATATACTTAGAAAATATTTTTTTATTTATATAAAATTATAATATAATATAAATTGTTTTTAAATAGAAATATTTTTTCTTTATGTAAATTAAAAAAGTTTGTATTTAGTAATTATGAATAATATATTATTTATACGTGGATATAATACATATAAATCAGATATATATACGCATCTTTTATCAGTGTTTGAAAATAATAGTGTATGTGTATATGATTTTTCTTATAAAAATAATGAAACATTAGAATCTATTAGTGAAAGATTAATAAATGTATTAAATCTAAGAAATTATAAGACAATTATTACACATTCATTAGGAGCATTAATATTATCAACATTAATTAATGATAATAATATAAGCAATTTACAAAATACTGATAATATAATATTATTAAATCCGAAATTAGTAAATAATTTTTTTGAAAACACATTATCAAATATATTTATAAAATTTCCGTTTATAAAATATATAGTAAAATATATTCCACATCAATTAATTATAAATAAAGAAAAATTAACATATAATTATTCAAGTACTTATATAAAAAAATATTATTATATGATTATGTCATATTTTACGATATTAAATACAAAACTTCTATTTGATATTATGAAATATATGTATTATAATAATATAATAAATAAATATATAATTTTACAAAATACTAAAAATATAAATATTATCTATAGTAAAGATGACGAAGCAACATATATAGATGAAAATATTTTATCTACTATTTATAATAAATTTAATTTAAAAATTATAATTGGTAAACATGAATCTTTTTCACCACATGAGAAAAAAAATATAAGAGATATTTATATGTTAGAAATATCTAATATGCTTATATGAGTTAATTATATAAAAAATTATTATTAAATATTTTTATATATAATTTTACATATTTTATCTATTTTATTTTAATTTTTTTAATTTCTAATGTAATAAATAAGTATATTATAAATATAATAAATAATGTTTAAAACATTATATAATTTATATATATATAATATTATATATATAAATTATTATGTATATAATAATTTAGCCAGTTTATTATATAGTAAAGATAAAATAATATCTAATAATATATATAATCAATTATTATTTTTTAAACTTCGCAAATATTCAATAAAACTATTATCATTATTTATATTATCACCAAATATAAAAGATAGTTTATTTATTAAAAAATTTAAAAGACTATCATATATTAATTATATACAAAAATATGAATATTTAAATTATATACATAAATCATTACATATTGGACAACAACAATTTAAATATTTATATAAAAACTATATATTAAATAGGGAAACATTATTTACAATATTAAATAATATTGTAAATTATGATGAAACAGAATTGACTATTGTTAATACACATGATAGTCATTATTTTAATTATTTAATAAATGTAAATAATACAATATATATAGATATGATTAATTCTAAAATTATATATAAAACAAGTTCATATATATTAATTGATGATATAATAATTAATATTAAAGATTTAATAACTACAATAAATTATATAAATTATTTTATTAATATAACTATATATATAGATAAATATACATTAAAAATAAATATTAAAAACAAAAAAAATTTAATATTTATATTAGATTCTGATTTAAATATTGATATATCAAAAAATATAGAACACTTTATAATTAATAATATTAATAATAGGATATGTAATGATGAAAATATAATATTTAATGGGGGAAAAAGTGAATATGATGAAGAAAATGATGAAGAAAATGATAATAAAGATTATGACAAAACATATAGTGAACATATAGATAAAGATAGATTAATAAATTACATAAATTGTAAATATCGTGAATTATATAATTTTTTTATAAATCACGAACATAATGATATATATATAAGTAAAAATGATATTAATAATAAAATTAAAGAATTTAAAGACACAATAATATATTTAGAGAAAAATATAAATAATCATGATCATGATTGTTTATATATTAAAAAAGATGAATATAATACATTTTATAAAAATATAATAGATAAAATTAAATGCATAGAAAACAAATTATTGTGCATAATTAATAATAGGGAATTAATTGAGAATTTAAGTGAAAAAATATGTTCTATTGTTGATGAATTAGATAATATTAATAAAATTATAAATGAAGAAAAAGATAATAATTATTTAAAAAGTTCTATATTTGATGAATTTATAATAAAATTCAATAAAAGCATAACAAATATTGAATATGAAATTATGAAAAATTATGATAATGTTAATAATAATTATTATAATAAACATGAAATAAATAAATTAATAGTTGATTTAAAAGAATTTGCGTTTAAATCAACGATTAATTATTATACAAAAAATGAAATAAATTTAGCATTAAATAATAAAAGTAATATTAATCATGATCATGATAATACATATATAAAAATAGAAGAAAAACATAATTTTGTATATAAAGAAACACTATCAAATATAATAAATACAAAAAGTGATATAAATCATAATCATGATAATGAATATCTTACAATTAAAGAAAAAAATAATATAATATATTTCTTAGGCAATAAAATAAATGATTTAAATCATAAATTAAAATTTACATCACTTTTTGAATCACGACTTGCTAATTATGATGATGAAAAAATTAATGATTTATCAAAAAATTTGTTAAATATATTATTAAATTTTAATATAATTGATGAATATTTTAAAAAATTAGCAAATGATGAAATACCAGACTATTATAATAAAACAAATATAATTTATAATAATATGTTAACATTTGATAAAATTTTTAAAATATTATATAGTATATCAAATAAATTAGATTTAAATGAAAATAATATTAATGATTATGAATTACTTGAAATTAAAAAAAAATGGAAAACAAATAATTACTTCTTAAATTATAAGAATTGTTAAATTTATTTTTATTTTTATTGTATATAAATAAAAAGATAAATTTATATATTATAAAAACTAAATTTATATATTATAGAAACTAAATTTATATATTATAATATATGATAAATTATTTAACATTATAAAATATACAAGATTTTTATAAAAAAAATTTGTTACCACGTTCACACGTGGTAGTGTTCGTTTTGTGATCGGGGCGCAGCACCTGGACGCCATGTATGCGCTCTTGCGGTGTAAGCTTTTTGGAGCCCACTCAGTATGTCACTGAGTTCCGCGCGAGACGTCTACATGGCGTTCCAGCCGCTTCAGGACCGCCCGGAGCTGATCAAGAGAGATCCACTCGTAGTCTCCTTGTGGGATACTGAGCTTCCCCTCATTGTATCTGACCGATTTCAAGAGTTCCAGCCGCTTCAGGACCGCCCGGAGCTGATCAAGAGACATCCACTCGTAGTCTCCTTGTGAGATACTGAGCTTCCCCTCATTGTATCTGACCGATTTCAAGAGGTCCAGCCGCTTCAGGACCGCCCGGAGCTGCTCAAGAGACAGCCCCCCGTAGTCCCCTTGTGGGACACGGAGCTCCGTCTCAAGGTAGCGGATCGAAACCAAGAGGTTCAGCCACATCAGGTAGCCCTGGAGCTGCTCAAGAGACAGCCCCTCGTAGTCCCCTTGTGGGATACGGAGCCTCCGCTCCAAGTACCGGACCGTCTTCAAGCAGTCCATCCGCTGTTGATCATCAGCCCCCAGTGATGCCACGCCCGGTTGTGCCCAAACGGACAGGCAGTCCCCCTCCATCGTGGGTCCCGTGCCAAAACGGTGACGTTTTTCCGGACGTTGATGCGTATCCATGGCATCCGGGGCCGGATCTTGCCGGAGGCGCTTATTGCAGCACTCAGTTGCGACAACAAAGGGGCGCATCATCCCGTGGGTTCTTGTGCCAAAATGGCAACGGTGACTACAACCAACATGCAAATAAGCAATTTTTTTTGTAGCCTTAAAAAAATAAATTATATCGTTATACTAGTCTTAAATAGCTATATTGATTTATTATCATATAATATTTTTCTTAGTTTCAATATTTATAGTAATAAATAAATGTTTTGTGAATATAATATTGAAATAGAGATATAATTTAACAAAAGCAAAATATAATGATTAAGAGATAAAAATAATATTATAAATATATTTTATATGTAATTTTTATTTATTTATTTTTATTTAAACAATATTATAATATATACTTATATATATAATAATAAATTATAACAGTTCTTTAATTATAAATTCATTATAAATTAATAATAATTTAATGAATATTATAACAAATTTATTCAATATTTCTAATTTATTTAATAAATTAAAAAGTTTTTGTCTAAATAAGTTATTTTATTTATTTATACAATTAAATATTTATAATAATAATTATGATAATATAAATTATAATAAACCGTCAAAAGAAGATTTAAAACAAATTTTGTATATAACTCATAAATATATTAAATATGGTATTAATGATAAATTGTCAATATATTATTTAATAAGAAGTATATCAATATTTTGTATGTATAATATATTTATAACATATATATATGATTATTTACAAATGTATTCATATATATATAATATATTATATATTATACATTGTATTATAAGTGGTACATTATTAGTAAGTTTATTTAAAATTAGTGATGAATGTAATCGTAATGCGTTTGCAAATAATATTATGTTAAATAATATTATTAAATATATATTAAATTCATTTGTATTAGTTATATACATTAATAATAAAATAAAGTGTAAATATAATACATTATTATGTGATAATAAAATATATTTTTGTAATTTTATATTTATAATATTATTTCTAAAAACAATAATAAATATAAATATATATAATATTTTATTTTATTATATATATCCATTAATAAGTTTAAATATTCATATATATATAATACGCTTTTTACAACATACACATATTAATATAAATAATAATAATAATAATAATAAGAACTATTTAAGTGAAGCTTTTAAAATAATAGATAGACAACCTAATTATTATATAGATAATCTATATTTACATATATGTTCAACGCATTTAATAAACCATATTAATCCAAGAATACCTCATTATCACGCAATTAAAGCATGTGAAGAAATTAAAAAAAATGTTTCTAATATATATATAATTGATAAAAATCCAATTATATTTTCATTAATGAAAGCATTATATAATTATTATTATCATTATAATTATGATAAAATAAATAATGAAAATTATAATAAAATAAATGATCAAGAAAAAGATAAATTAAATAATGAAAATAATAATGAAGTAAATAATAATGAAAACAATAATGAAAATAATAAAATTAATAATATAGGAAATAATAATAATAAAAATGAAATGAATAAAATGTTTGGTAATATTGATACTAAACAATTAAATGAAATGAATAAAATGTTTGGTAATATTGATACTAAGCAATTAAATGAAATGAATAAAATGTTTGGTAATATTGACCCAGCGCAATTAAATGAAATGAATAAAATGTTTGGTAATATTGACCCAACACAATTAAATGAAATGAATAAAATGTTTGGTAATATAAATCTGACACAATTAAATGAAATGAATAAAATGTTTGGCAATATAAATCCCGCACAATTAAATGAAATGAATAAAATGTTTGGCAATATTGACCCAACACAATTAAATGAAATGAATAAAATGTTTGGTCATATTGATCCAAAACAATTAGATAAAATGAATAAAATGTTTGACCATATTGATCCAAAACAATTAAATGAAATGAATAAAATGTTTGGCCATATTGACCCAAAACAATTAGATAAAATGAATAAAATGTTTGACCATATTGATCCAAAACAATTAAATGAAATGAATAAAATGTTTGGCCATATTGACCCAAAACAATTAAATGAAATGAATAAAATGTTTGGCCATATAAATACATAAAAAATGCTTATTATTATATATATTATATATACCATTGCTTTCTTTATAAATTAAGGCGTTATGACTAAAATGCACTTAATAAATGCTTTTTCTAAAATTGCACAATATATAGATGTACCAGAAGAATTTTGTGTAGATTCTGATATATATTTTGACGATAATTCTGCTACTGCGCAATACTCTATTGTTAATAATGATAGCGGTGAATTATGTAAAAAAAATATTTTAACAATTTATCTTAATACAAAGTGTAATGAGCGAATTGTAGTAGATATGGAATTTACAAATTATCATAGAGACAAATGTACTTTATTTGATAATATTGTTAATATTGTTAATGCTATTAAATAATACATTTTCCGCTTTACATTAGCAAAATTACAAAAATACAATAACTTTATAATTTTTTTTTATATATTATTTTTTCACAAAATAATATAAAAATATAAAAATATAAAAATATAAAAACATAAAATATAAAATAAACAAATTTTATAAAATAAATATATATATGTCATATAATATTATTGATGAATTCAATAATTTTACAAATAATTTAGATAATACTATAAATAATTGTTCAAGTAAATCTTCTACCAATAATAACAATAATACTAATAATACCAATAATAACAATAATACTAATAATACCAATAATAATGATATAAGTAATTTTAATAACACTAATAATAATAACAACAACAATAATAATAATAATAACAATAATAATAATAATTCTAATATATATGATACTAATCTTATTACAAATTTAGATATTTTAAATAGTAATAATATATATACAAATTCTTTAATTGATAATAGTAAATTAATTATAATAAATTCTAAAAACAGGAATAATATAAAATATCCATTATCAAATAATTATAAAATAAATTGTAATTTACAAAATGTCAAATATTTGAAAATAATTAGTCATAATATAAACATATCACATTCATATTTAATAAATGAATATAATAATAAAGTATTAGTTAATGACTCATATATTATATTGAATTACCAAAATAAATTTAATATAATGGAATTTCAATATAAATTAAGAAAAATAACAAAAGGTAATGAAAATTGTTTTATTGACCCAACTATAAATAAATTTAATATTTTTGATTGTTCTAAAAATTTAACCATAAAATTCCAAGAATATAATTCATCATCATTAGCATCAATATTAGGTTTTAATGTTGATAAAGAATATAAAGAACACAATGGTAAAATATTTGGTTCATATGCAGTAAATTTTAATAAAGATAATATGGCATTACTTTATTTAAATAATTATAAAAATTTAGATATTATAGATTTTAATTCAAAAAATAATTATTTTCATTTAATATCGCAAGAAAATTTTTATAAAGGATATAAATTTAATAAACCTGAAAATATAGACAATTTTGATATTAAAATATTTGATATTAATGGTAATTTATTGAATTTAAATAATTTTGAATATTTTATAGAATTATTAGTATTATTTTACTAAAAAACAAATTATTTTTTCAATTCAAAAACATTTTCTTCTATATTGTATTTAAGTTTTTGTATATAAAAAAATTCACAATGTTGATAATTAGTGAATATATAATTTTCTAAATTATATGTTTCACAAAATTTTTGAATATATGTTCCAAGCATTTCTGTATCTGAATAATAAACTTTAATGTTAAATAATTTTATGTATTTTTCTTCTATTACATCGTCTAATTCTAAAGATTTAGATATTATTGAATTAAAGTATGGTATAAGATTTTTATATAAATTATCTAATTTTATTAATTGTCTATATGATATATAATCATTATATTTTTTAGGTTTTATATCTTTATATATGACAAATGGAGATATAAAATGCATTTTAACTTTATTATTTTCAATTAAATTTTTAATAGTTGGTGATTTATTATATAAAAATACCATTGTATAATATAATATTGGTGCACCCATACTATCTGCGACAAATATATATTCATCATATTTATTTTCATTAATAAAATTATAAGTATTACTTGAACATGATGTAATAATAGTAACTATATTACTTACATTATATACTAAATTATAAGATAAATAATATAAATCAAATTTTGATTTATAATCTTTAAATAATGTATTTGTATATATTGTAGGAAATTGTAATATGCCAGCCCCACCGTGTAAATGAATAATACATTTATTATTTATATTTTTATAATTTTTATTTATTTTATATATATTATTTTTATTTAAATTTTGTAATTTATTAGTATATGGCAATATAAGTAAATTTGATATATCTGATAATGATAAAAGATATTTTATTAAATTTGGTGAAATTGTAGCAATATAATAAATTATATTTACAGCAATTTTAACTATAAATGTATTATTAAATATAAATTTTGAAATTATATTAACAAGATTTAATTTAATATAATATTGAACATATAATGCTTTTTCAATAAATTTATCAAATAAATACATTATTGATAATAATATATTTAATAATATATTTAATAATATATTTAATAATATATATAATAAATTTATTGTTATTTATTATAAAATAAATATATTATTTTTATATTAAAAAAAAAATTTATGATTTATCATTATATAAATTATTAAAGATTAATAGTAACTTATATAATGATATAACATTATGTTTATTAATATAATTATAATATAATGCTGTTTTATAAATATTTAATGAATTATTTATAATACATAAAATAGTGTTTTTATCATTATTAAATATATTATTATTAATATATTCACATGAATATATATGAAATTTATATTTATCTAAATTTGTATATATGTTATTAACTTTATCAATATTATCAATATATTTTATAAATTTAATATATTTATAATTTTTATAAGTATTATGTTGTATTCTATTACAATTATTATCTTTAATTAAATATATATCAAATGAAATATTTGATATATTATTATTATAATATAATATTTTATTTATTAAATATTCTAAATCATATATAGTTAAAATACATAATACTTTTATTGTATTTGAATTATTTATTGTATTAAGTTTATAATCATCACAATTGAAAAAAATATTATTATTAATTTTATCAGTTATATTTTTATAAGTATCAGTATCTAAATAGTTAATATAGGCAAAATCATTTTGTATATTATATATGAGTAATAATATATAATATGAAAAGTTTAAATGTATATCATAAATATTTAAATTCTTATAAATTTGTTTTATAACTAAATATTTATTTAATTTAATTAAATTAAATAAAAAATTTGAAGATAAATTAATAATATTATATTTATATAATTTATAATACACACATATATATATATTATTGATAAAATTATAATATGTAATTATGATAAATTTATATATATTATATATATAATCAATAATTTTATATTTTGAATATTTATAATACACATATTTATAATGATTATAAAATATAATATTATTATTTTTATTAGTATTTTTATTAATATCTTTATTAAATAAATTACATAGTTTATTGTCAATAATATAAAATTTTGTATTATTATATTCACACATATAATCAAAAATATTATCAATAATTACAACATTTTCTAAACTATTATGTTTATTAATAATAATATCATCCAATATTATATTATTTTGTATAAATTTATAAAATATTTTAAATATATATAATATACAATATATTAACTTATTTAGTAAGTTAATAAATTTACTATATAAATTATTATAATGTAAAATATACATTGCAATTTTATAAGTATATAGATGAACTGATATAAAAGAAACAAAAGATGATATATAATAATTAATATAATTTAATATTGGAATAATATCTTCAATACATATAATATAATTGGAATGATTAATATAAGGATTATTTCCTACAATATCATAAAATGAATAATATGTATATATTTTATTTTTATCATATTTAATTAATGAGTTATATTTTATAATAGAAAATTTATTTAAAAAATATGAAGGATCACTCAAATTGATAATAGTATAATTTTTAGGTAAATCATCAATTATATCATTTAATATACAAAATCCAAAACTATATGTATAAATAGTTAAATTATTATTTAACATAAAGTTATTTTTAAAATTGTTAATAAAATATTTTTTATAATATGATTTAATTTGTGTTAGTTTAGTTTTATTAAAATATAAATATGATATTAAATGTTTATCAATATTAGAGTATCTATTTATATTATAATCTTTTACTAATATATCATCTAGTAATTTGTAATATGGAAGTGTATATATATTTAATTTATTATTTTCGTTATGTTCATTGTGTTCTTTATATTCATTATTATAGTTTTTATATGATCTAAAATTTTTTTTTATATTGTTTTTTAATTCATTAATAAAACTAGTTGCATTATATGTATATCCATGAATTATTAAAATATCCATTTATTATATTTATATTATCATTTATATAAATTCTCTTTTTATATTATAATAATAAAAATTATATATATATATATATATATATATAAATTTTCTATAAAAATATATTTTTGTATAATTAATTATAAAATTTTATAATTAATTATACAAAAATATATAGCATTGCTAGTTTAATAGCATATACTATTATTCATTAACATATAAAAAACAATAGTTTTTTAATGTTAATTATAGTGATTGACGCAAACGCCAACAATGTTTTATTATTAAGTTTTATATAACTATTTATTGTAATATTTATATTTTTGTATATTTTGATACATTTATAAAATTTAAATGTAATGAATTTTTAAGGGGTAAAAAAAAAATGCTTATTTACATGTTTACTGTAGTTACCGTTGCCACTTTGGCACAAGTGTATGGACGTGAATGGTACGCTTTGGTGTTCCAAGGAATGTTATCGCGCAAAGCCTTTTGAAGCATGTTAGTGTGCCTAAAAATGTTTTTTGGAAAATTTTTGATTACTCTGGTGTAAGACATCCGTTTGTTGAATTGGTGATGAACTTAATATTTAATATAATAAAAGATAAGGAGTTGTTAAAACAAACACAGTGTAGATTATATCCGGGCAATGTTGATAAATATGTTAAACAAAACGGAGCGACGGTGTTGATTTTTGAAGTGTTTGTTGTGAATGTTGGTGTAGATATAGAGATGAAATGCACTTTCGTAGAAACTTCTTCATATATAAATGTCGACGTTCTTTGCAGATGCGGTGAGGCGATTAGTGATAAAGATGCCAAGAATTTAGAATGTGCATCATGTACGGAGACACATTTTGACTGTTCTAATTGTCAATATAGATCTAGAGCAGATATTTTCAGTATGTATGAATGTACATTATTTAATTACTCTAGAATAACCGGTGAGAGACTATGTGAAAAGTGTTATAGAGAAGAAACTGATAGCGAAGATTATAACGAGTATAGCGATGATGATTTCTATTATACGTATCCGGGTGTAGATATGTACTAAAACTTTTTATATATGTATAAAGTTGTTGTAAAAAAAATTTTTTAATGTTATTTTATTTTTGTAATTTTATTTTTTACTATGAATTATACAAAATACATTTATTATAGTTATATTATCATTTATTATAATATATTATTATAATAAATTATTTAAATTTATATATATATAAATATAAATATAAATTCTCTTTTTATATTATAATAATAAAATTTTAATTAATTTATAATGGAAAAAGATTCTGATTATACAAAAGAAGATATTTCTAATTTTGTTGAAAAAATAGTAGATGAAAGTGTAGATGCATTAGTATCAAATATTGCTGGAAATACAATAGGTGATTTAGCCGGTTCTATTGCTAGTAACATTGTAGAAAAAGCAATTGATAAAATACCTGATAACATTGAAGATATATCAACTAAAATAGATGATATTATTGATAACATGGATATATCAACTAATATGGATGATATTTTTGAAAAAATTGAAAATAATGCAACAAATTTAAAAAACAATATTGTAAATAATTTTGAAGAAATTAAAGAAGATATAGTTGAATTCAAAGAACAAACAACTAAATATTCATTTATGACATTATTTATATCATATTTATATAGACCATTAATTATATATATGTGGTTATTAAGTGTATATTTACCATTTTCAATATTTTTAAATAAGTCTAATATATTAATATTATTAATGTTATATAGTTTAAAATTAACAAAATATTATAATATATTTTCGTCTAAATTAAGTAAAATATATATGAAATATATATATAAATTTCTTGATTTAAATTGTATTCATAATAAATGTAAATTTATTGATGAAAATATAGAAAATGAGAAAAATGAAAATATAGAAAATGAAAAAAATGAAAATATAGAAAATGAAAAAAATAGAAATAATAAAAAAACTTTAATAGCACATCATCCACATGGAATGTTCACAAATGATATTTTTACAAAATGGTTTTTTTATACTAAATTATATAACTCAACACCCACAACAATAATAGATAATATTTTATCTAAATTAGAACCATTTAATTTTTATTTAAAAAGTTTAAATATAAATCTTACAAGCACAAATGCTAAAAATTTAAAAAAACATATGGAAAATGGTGAATATTTATTATTATTTCCAGGAGGATTTGAAGAAGCGTCTTTATGTGAATATAAAAAACAAAAAATATATATAAAAAATAGAAAAGGATTTATAAAATATTGCTTACAATATAATTATTCTATTATACCGTCATATTCATTTTCTGAATCATATTATTTTAAAAATTATTTACATAAATATTCAAATAATTTTTTTATAAAATTTTTGAATAAATTAAAAATACCAACAATATTACCACTTGGAAAATATAATATGCCATTTTTACCAATAAATGATATAAATGTATTAATTGTAAAAGGTAAAAAAATAGTTATAGAAAATATCAAAGAATCTGATATAAATGATGAATTAATTAATAAATATCATAATATTTATATAAATGAAATTAAACGAATTTTTAATACTTACAAAAATGAATTTGATGAATATAAAAATAGTACATTGGAAATTTATTAGATATTATTTATATTATTTTTGTAATAATATTTTAATTATTTATAAAATATGTAATATCATTTATAAGTTGTTTTTGTATAGTAAAATTATATAAAAATTCACCATGATTACTGTTATAATTCAAAATATTTATATTTGTATAATTAGTTTGTATATATTTAATTAGATTTTTATAATCTTTATATAGAAAATCTTGACATCCAATTAATGTTAATGTTTTTATATGCGGTTTTTCTTTTATATATAATAAATACGGCGCATATATTAAATATTTATTACAAAAAAATTGTGTGTTAATATCTTTTATTATAAAATAATTAGCTAATAACATAAGATAATAATATATATTGCTAATATTTTTAATATTATCAAAATAATTATTATAACATATTGGAAAATAAGTAATATGTGGAATATTATATAAGAAACATGCTGGATCTAATAATATACAATAACTTGGTATCATTATATTATAATAATTATTACAAAATATCATTGAAATTTGTGTTCCTAATGAATGTGATAATAATATATAATTTTTATCTAAATTATGATTAGTAAATATATTTTCAACACATTTCAATAAATTATAATATGTAATAGAAAATTTATCATATAAATTTAAATATGGTATATTAATCATTATAATCGAATGTGTTTTACTGAAATTATTTATGAATTGTGTATATATACCACAACCACCAATACCTACCCCATGTATAAATAAAATCGGAGGTTTATTTGTATTTTTATTTATTTTTATATAATATGTTAAATAATTATCTTCAAATATATGTATATTTTTTTTTGTAAAATTATATAATAACGGCAAATGATAGATAATATATAGTAATACTTTAAATAATATATATATAGGCAATGGTTTATAATAACATTTCATTAAATGTTTTCCATAAGATATAGATATATTTTTATATTTATTATTATTTATAATTATAGATGTATTTTTACAATTATTTATAGTAAAAATATCATTATTATCATTATTATCATTATTATTATTATTATTATCATAATTATCATTACATTTATTATAATGTAATATTATCATAATAATATTATGTAATATGTTTTTTTCATTATTGGATAAATTAACAAAATTGAAAGATGTTGTAAATGAATCATATATATTATAATATGATAAATTTTTTATATTATAAAAATTATAATCAAATATTAATTTACATTTGTTATTAGTAAATTGTTTATATAGAATTTGTAAATAATTATTTTCTTTATTATAAATAATATCTGAATAATTTGTATTATTATATTGTTTTTGTAAATTTTTATATTTATTATAATGAAATAGTTCAAATAGTAAATATAATAATAGAAGTTTATATTTAAATGACATTATTTTATTATTTATTATTTTATATATATATATATATATATATATATAT